AGCATATATCCAAACGATCTTTAGTTTCGATGGACAAGCTGATGTCATCAGCAAGTTCGGCGTACTCATTACCGATAGAATGACAATTCAATTGTCTAAGACTAGATTTAAGAGAGAAATATCCACAAAAGAAACAGAGATCTTAAGACCAAGAGAAGGTGATTTGGTTTATTTTCCATTATCTGGAACAATATTTGAAATTAACAAATTGGAAGACGAGATTCCATTCTATCAATTGGGAACATTGAATTGCTATACATTGACACTGGAGGCTTTCGTGTATTCTCACGAAGAATTTACAACTGGAATCGATGTTTTGGATTCTGCGACCACTGACAGAACATCCTATGTCAGAAGATACAATCTGGTTGGAAAGACAAATGGAACTTATCTTGTTGGGGAATTTGTAAATCAATCTGGTTATACAGCAACAGTTCAAGAGTTCCAAAAGGGTTATACCTATTCAAGACTCTTTGTTTATGATGAAGTTGGAACTTACATATCTGGGGCCACATTGAGTGGTGCTATTTCTGGTGCTGGATATACAGCATTCTCAACCTATCTGACAAATACCATTATCCAAACTGATCCAATCAGAGAAGAAAGCGATGGTGATAATTCATATCTGGAAGCTGAAAGATTGGATAAGACTTTATTCAATCAAAGTGAAACAGATCCATTCTCGGAAGGACAATATTAATGTTTGGAGAGACAAATGCCTATTACAATGAAACTCTGAGAAAAAGCATAGTTGCTTTTGGATCTTTATTTAATCAGATAACCATCTTGAGAAAAGACTCAGAAGATGAGATAACTTCAAAGATAAAAGTTCCAATCGTCTATGGTCCAAAAGAGAAGTTTATCTATAGACTGACAACCGAAACTGGCGTTACTGATAAGACACACATACAGGCAACATATCCAAGATTAGGCTATGAGATAATCAACATTCTATATGATCCTACTAGAAAATTAAATAGAATGATACAGAAAAGATTATCCACTGAAAACTATACAGATACAACATATATGGAAATACCATATAATATCAATATAAATCTGTATTCATTTACAAGATCTCTGGAAGACAATCTACAAATTATAGAGCAAATTGCTCCATACTTTCAACCAGAATTCAATTTGTCGATCAACTACAACACAATAAATCAGGCAATAGATGTTCCTATTGTCTTGAACGATATAAGCACATCTGAAGATTACGAGGGTGATTTTTCTACCAGAAGATCAGTAACCACGGTCTTTAACTTTACAATGAAAACCTATCTCTATGGTCATATTAAGAGAAATATTTCTATGATCATAGAAAATGCAAATGTAAGAATTTACAATGGTCTAACTACAGCCCCATCAGCTTTGGTTTACGATGTTGGATATACTGGAGATTCTATAACTGGAAGTGGAATATACTACTATGAGAATTAAAAATGAAAGACCCTTTTGAAAATATTGCAAATGCTTTAGAAATTACGAACAATGATGTTATTAATAAACCAGTTGAAAAAACAGCAATAACTAAAGAAATAAAAAGAAGTAGAGAAGAAGTTTTAAATAATGATTTCAACGATGCTAGAACAAATTTAAAAGAACTAATTTCAAATGGAATGGATGCTCTAGATGGAATAATGAAGGTTGCAAATGCGAGCGACTCTCCAAGAGCCTATGAAGTTGCAGCTTTACTTCTAAAGACAGTTTCCGAGATGAACAAAGATCTGATTGTTGTTCATGAGAAAACAGAAAACATTCAAAGAGAAAAAATTACAAATATAACAAATAATTCAATTTATGTTGGATCAACGACAGATCTACAGAATTTAATTAATAAATCTAGAGCACAGAACAAGGTTATAGAAAATGACAGCGTATAAAAAAGCTCCAGGTTATTTGGGAAATGCGAATTTAAAACCCGCAGGGGTCAAAATTGAATTTACCGAAGATCAGGTGAAAGAATATATCAAGTGTGCAAATGATCCAATATACTTTGCAAAAAAGTATGTAAAGGTTGTTACCCTAGACAAAGGTGTTACCGACTTCGATCTATACGATTATCAGCAAGAACTGGTAAAGGCTCTATGCGATCACAGATTCGTAATAGGAAAGGTTTGTCGTCAGGCTGGTAAGACCACTACGGTTGGTTGCTGCTACCTTCTTCATAGAGTCTTATTCAATCAAAACATGAGTGTTGCTATTCTGGCAAACAAGTTAAATACTGCAAGGGATATTTTAGGCAGAATAAGAGAAGCCTATGAACATTTACCACAATGGTTGCAGCAAGGTATAATAGAATGGAATAAAGGTTCAATTCAATTAGAGAATGGCTCAAAGATATTGGCAGCTGCAACCTCATCCTCAGCGATTCGTGGTGGATCTTTTAATATAATTTTCTTGGACGAGTTTGCCTTCGTTCCAACTACTGTTGCTGAAGAATTCTTTTCGTCAGTTTATCCAACGATCACTGCTGGTCAAAGCACTCAAATGATCATCATCTCAACCCCAAGAGGGTTGAATATGTTTTATCAGTTGTGGAAGGGTGCAAGCACTGGACAGAATGAATATTTTCCATTTGAGGTTAGCTGGAGGCAAGTTCCCCAATATCCAGGTGGACCTCTGAGGGATGATGCTTGGAGAGAAATTCAAATAAGAAATACATCGGAAAGACAATTCGATGCAGAATTTGAATGCTCATTCATAGGATCTGCGAATACCTTAATTGATGCAAATAAATTAAATGTATTGAGTTATGGAAAATCCAGATTTAAGAATCATGAGGGATATACCGTATATGAAGAACCTATAAAGGGTGACGAGGAAAAGAAAACAGACGATCATCTCTATTTCATGACCGTGGATGTTTCAAAAGGTCAGGGTAGTGACGATAGTGCATTTACAGTTGTCGATATATCAACTATTCCATACAAAGTGGTTGCAGTTTTTAGAAATAATACAATATCACCATTACTTTTCCCATCATATATTAGAGCCGTGGCTAAAAAATATAATAACGCCTATGTGATGGTGGAGATTAATGATATTGGAAATCAGGTTGCAGAAATCTTACATAATGATTTACAATATGAGAATTTGATAAAATCTAGTTTTAAAGGTCACCATGGACAAATTATTGGAGAAAATGTCAACGCAAAAAGAACATACCTAGGTGTCAGAACCACACATCCAGTAAAAAAACTAGGATGTACGATATTAAAAAATTTAGTAGAGAATGATAAAATCGTCTTCCACGACCCAGATATCATAGATCAATTAACGACCTTCATTGCTGATGGTCAATCGTATAAAGCCGATGATGGACACAGAGATGACTTGGTGATGTGTTTGGTTCTTTTTGCTTGGGCAACCAGACAAGATTTTTTTGAAAACATCACAAATAAAGATATAAGAATTGAACTATATAATAATGAAATTGAAAAAATAGAATCAGAATTAATTCCTTTTGGTTTTATAGAAGATGGTATGAGTTTTCTTGATGGCGATTGGGATGGTGAAGATAGATGGTTTGATGGTAAGAAAGGGAAAAATTCCATTTCAACGCAATTTTGGATGTTTTAGTCAAAATATTTAAAAAAATATATATTTAAAGAAAATAGGAGAAAATCATGCCATATCCAGGCGTAACTGTAAGAATATTAGACGAATCATTGGTAGTTTCAAATTCAGAGCTAGACTCACCCACAATAGGTGGGTTTTTAGGACTACCTGGAAACCACTCAATGAAATTATTTGCCTATAATGGGCCAACTGGAACTGAAGCACAACAAGGATATTACTATGTTGAAAATCTAGCCGATTGGTTTGCTAGATTGACTTCATTTTATAATTATAACTACCCAGGTTTTTCTGGAACCAACGGTGCTACTCTAGCCGCTAGAGATCTTTTAACCAATGGTGCTACCGCATGGACTGATGAATGGTATCATGTTCACAACTTCCTTCAATATGGAGCACCATGTTATGTAACATGGCAAGATTCTGGTGCAACTATGGACTTCAAGTATCTTGACATTGATGTTGTATTCTCTGGTTCTACAGGAAATGGGGGAACTCCAGCACATAATGCTTATGTTTCTTCCATGATTGACGAAAGAGCATCTACACCAAATCCAGTTTTTGGAGTTTTAGCTGTGCATTCTGGAACAACTATAACTGGAGCCATGACTGTTACATCTTCACCAACCTCAGCACAATATGCTGCTGCTGCATTTGGTGAGAAGAAACATTTCAATGTTGCAGGAGATCCAGCAAATCTAATTATCAGTTCTCTAGCACCAGATGTTGCTGGTTGCATTGCAAGAACAGACAGAGAATCATATCCTTGGTTCTCCCCAGCTGGAGCAAGAAGAGGAAGAATTGCAAACGCTGTTTCCACAACAAGATATTTGTCAGAAGCAGATAAGAGCACCCTATATGGGGCAAGAATCAATCCAATATTTAATGTTCCTGGTGA